TTTTATGAAAATATATTGCTCACTTTTTATTTTTTCTTATTTTTCTAGTTTTGACAAATTGTTTTCCTTTGCATTTAAATTTACCACGTGTTATACCTTTGTTATTAAAAATAGTTTTAGTACATATTCCAATAGCGCGACCCTCATTCTTTAAATCAGGAGATACCTTTTTAATGCATCTGCATAGCTTCTGTGCTAATATTTTTTCCGCAGCATCCTTAATAAGCCTAGGTGATTTAGGTATTAGTATATCATAAAATTCTAATATTTTTTTATAATCATTTGTTATTAATTCTGTCATTTATTATAGTTTCTTAATATTAACAAATATAATAATTATATAAATAAGTCAACTTTAACTCATATTTAAGTTTTTCTTGAAATCTAAAAGATATACATATATTAACTATGAAAATTGTTGTATTTGATTTAGATGAAACTCTAGGATATTTTACAGAACTTGGGATCTTTTGGGACAGTTTAGCACATTATATGAAAATAAAACAAAAACCAGAATTAGTCCAATCTGACTTCAATGCGAGTCTAGATTTGTTTCCTGAGTTTTTGCGTCCCAATATAATAAATATTTTAAACTACTTAAAGACGAAAAAGGCAAGCAGTTGTTGCCACAAAATAATGATTTATACAAATAACACAGGTCCAAGTACATGGGCTAATCATATTATAGAATATTTTGAGAGCAAAACCGGGTGTAAAATAATCGATCAGGTCATAGCCGCATTTAGAATAAATGGTAAAAATGTAGAGATTTGCAGAACTACTCATAATAAAACACATGAAGACCTTATTCGCTGTACTAAAATACCAGTAAATGCCGAAATTTGTTATTTAGATGATACCTTTTATCCTGAAATGGCAAATGATAACATATATTATATAAATATTAAACCATATTATCATGATTTACAGTTTGATTATATGTTAGATAAATTTGTAAAATCAGACGCGGGAAAAAGATTGTTAACTACAAGCGAAATGCAGGTAGAATTTACTGATATTATGAATAAACATATAAAACTTTATAGATATAAATGTCTTGATAAAGATTTGAAAGAATATGAGATTGACAAAATTTTGGGAAAACAGATTCTAAACCATTTACACGAGTTTTTTAATAAATCAAAAAAAAATATAACACTTAAAAACAGAGGAAAACGAAAAAATAGAACATTCAAAAAATATTGATTTATCAAATAAAATCTATAATGTTTTTATAATTTTTTCTGCTCGGTCTTTAGCATCGTCCACATATTTTTGTAGCGATGTTGTCGACAAAATAAACACTCCAGCTGTAAATGCTATTTCTCTATCTAAATCTGTAAACTCATAATTGCTTCTAAGTGGATTAAATCTCCAAATCAAAAATAGACATATATAAATTCTAATATGATAACTTAATGTATTTAAATAAATTAACGCATTTTCTGATAATCCTAGCGAAGATGCAATTAATAAAAAATAGGAAAAAAATATAACTATTTTAAATATTATTAATTGTATATTATTTAATATTTGTTTATAGCTCATTATATAATATATTCTTATAAAATAATATTTATTAATATTATATAATGAATAATCCATATAGACAAAGTGTTGTTTGCAACTCAAAAATACATGAAGAAACAAATACAAGAATTTATGATAGAAATATTCCTTCACAAATGTTACAACCCTATTTAGACGTTCGCCCTGTTATGACAAAATATTCTTATTTTCCTATTGTTGATCCTAGAAAAGAGTTGAATGTTCCTTTAGTACAAATGCCAACTTTTAATGTTGGTAAAGTATTCAATCCAGGTAACGCAACTGCTCCATGGTCTGGATATGCATCTAGTGTAAATGTTGAATCTGAATTAAGAAACCAGGTTTATGCACTCCAAAAATGCAGCCAATCAGTGTATGTCCCAAATTCCAATAGTGACTTATATAAGTATGATTTTAAGAGTATAAAACAACCCAATCCTCATGAGCTATTATTTGATAACCAAGGATTTTCACAATTTAATCCTAATCCTGATCAAAAAACCGTAGGTGCTGGTATATTTTTAAATAACACTCGAGTTCAAGTTAGAGATTTAACAAAAACAAATCAAAAATGCTAATTAAACATTTTTTATATTTAGAAACAATATTTCAAAAAGAATACTTTTACTAGAATATATTAAATAAGTACATTTCGTCATAAAAACTAAATATACTTATTTTTAATTAATATAGTTATATATAATGTCACAAGCATACATAAATCAGTTAACTATAAATTGTCTTGTTAATAAGGACATGATTAATAAACATGTCGACAAAAAGAAGCTTAAAAAGGAAGAAAAAGAAGAAATAAAATTTTACAGAAAACGAACATACAACTTATTTAAAGAAATAATAAATGGTGTATCTCCTGAAGATTTACTACCTGATGTTAAATATGCTTACGATAATTTTGTAAAAGCTTCTATACATTACTTTAAAACTATTGACAACAATGATATTATACAAGCTGAATATGCAGATTTAGATAAGTCTCTTAATAATTACGGAGAGAATAATTACGTCTTAGACGTATCTGGATCAAACATTCAAAATGTTGTAGAAGCAGATAAACTATTAATGCGTTCAGTTAAAGTTGATCTACCACCAACTTTAGACAAATATATAACAAAAACAATTATACAAAAGAGAGAAGCAGATTTGATATTACCAAAACAAAAAGAAATCAATTTATTAGATCCTCAGTTTCAAACAAAAGGTTTAAAATAAATATTTTTTGCAAAAAGAAAAATATCACAGTATTATATGAGAAAAACAATAAAAAGAAGAAATAAATTAAAGAAAGGTGGTACAAAAAGACGTGGTTATTTCTCTTCAATTAGAAATGTTTTTGGCGGTAAAAAAGAGAGAAAATCAATTAAGTTGCAGAAGTTAAATTGCAGTCCCAAAGAAAAAGGCAAGATAAATGATTTTTCGTGTTATTCAAATGAATCACTTATGAAGCTAAAGGAACTTTGGAATGCAAGACATCCAGATGTTAAAATAACAACAAGTTCACCTAAAGAAATTCACAGAATTATTAGTGAAAAACTCAGTGGAATTTGCAATAAAGAATCATGTTGGTTAAAACAAAAAGCTTATTTTGGTAAAGTTGACAGTGACATTGCTGATTCGTTTGCACCAGAGTCACCACCTGAATGGAAGAAAAATCCAAACGAATGGTTATCTAGTGTTGATATTATGAATGTAATGAAGCAATATGAAAAGGCATATAAATGTTTTGATTTTATTGGACCTACTCCAATTGACTTTGACACTAGAAAGTTGTATGGTGAATGCGTTTGGGATGAATTGTGTAATTTCAGCCTTGAAGATCAAATTAAGCATGGAAAAAATAAGCTTGGTATTATTTTCAACACGGATCCTCATAACAAACCAGGACAACACTGGATTTCAATGTTTATTAATATTAAAAAGAAACAAATATTTTTCTTTGATAGTACAGGTGATAAACCGACTAAAGAAATTATGGCACTTGTAGACCGCATTAAAGAACAAGGACTAACCCTAAATCCTAAAATGAACTTTCATTTTGACAGCAATGAAGGAATAGAACATCAATATGGTAATACAGAATGCGGTATTTATTCACTCTATTTTATTGTACATATGTTAGAAGACAAAATGACTGAACATTATTTAAAAACACATATATTAAAGGACGAATATATGCAGAAATTTAGAAAGATTTATTATAATGATTCTTTGTAAAAATATATAAAACTAAATTTGTAATCATTAAATATATAATAATGGCTACAAATACATTTTTGAATAAGGATAATATTAAAATGTTATGGGATGTAATAAGTGATGAAGACATATTTAAGTACTTAAAACTTGATAGTCAAGATAGAATCTCACAAATGTTTGCAAATAATTTAAAAGGATTTTATGAAACAGAAAAAGTAAAAACAAATAATGTAGTTGATATTAATAAAAAATATATATTATTGATTTTAAATTATATTAAAAAGAATTTCTCTCCTGTAGTACCAAATAAAATAAAAATATCTTATGAAGAACCTCCAATTAAAGAACTTGTAACATATGAAGAAATACAAAATGATCGTAAATCACAATTTGATAGAGATTTAAATAGAGCTCAAGAAGAGTTTACCAATTCGGTTACATTAAAAGTACCAGATGTGCCGAATTTTTCCGATAACTACAAGGAAGCACCTATTACTGAAATGGATAAAATTCTTAAGGAAATGACTGCAAAACGCAATTATGAAGTAGAACAAATAGGTAAAAGACAACAATCTAGTGAAAGTGATACAAGCAATTGGTTAAAATCTCAAGAAACGTCTTTAAAGTCTGAAAAATTTACGCCGCCTACAGCAAATAACAACTCAAGTAGATTAAAATATTTAAATTCTGATGGTGAATTATTACCAACAAAAGAACAAAGTAAAAAAAGTGTATCTTGGAATGAAAAAGATAATATTGAAATGATAATAGATGATGAACCAGATGAAGATATTTTTAGTAAATTTAAGAAAGTAGAAGCGAAAACCGAAGTTATTAGTAATAATAGCAATAGCAATGAATTAAATGAAGTAAAAGCAGAAATTAAACAACTTCATGCGAAATTAGATAAAATTATTAAATTATTAAATGAAAAGCAATAAGTTAATTTATTATATCCTCAAAATATTTATCTATATCAAAATTATCAACCTTATTTTTATTTTTTTCTTTTTCCAAATCATTTTTTTCCTTTTCTA